GCCTGTACCTCGCAGGCGACCGTGACGGCGACGTTCTCCGCGGGTGCCGTGACGGGGTTCACCGGCCTCTCGGGCGGTACCGGATACACGCCGAGTTCCAGCACGATACCCGTCAGCATCTTCGGCGGCGGCGGGCTCGGTGCCACGGCCCACGCGACCTCGAACGGCTCCGGCGTCATCACGTCGGTCACGCTCGACACCGGGGGCAGCGGCTACACGTCGGCCCCGAACGTCACCATCGGGGTCATCAATGGATACATCATGTTCTATCAGCCAGTGCCGAGCGTCTACGCGTCTACCGCGACGATGACGGCGGGCGGCTCGAGCGTCCCGGCACCGGGCGACGTGAAGGTGCTCGTTCCATACGCCCGCGGTACCCTGACGGCGACCAAACCGACCAGTTCCTACGAGGGCACGGCGTACACGGTGGACGGAATCCAGCGGACCATGTACGTGGACGTGCCGCAATGGCTCGACTCGGGCGACCTGACGAAGATGTTGATCCTGGCCCAGGAGAAGCTGGACGCGGTGAAGGATACCGTGATCGAGGGTGGTCTCACGTACTACGGCAAGTCGCTCGGCTGGCTCACGCTCGGCAAGGCGCTGAATATCGCGATTGCGGGCGGGGGCACCACGGGCTGGGAGGCGCTGGCCGCGCCCGTCAAGGGCGTGTCGATCGAGTACCAGAACAAGTCGGTTGAATGGGTGATGAAGCTGCGATTCTCGACCCGTCGCAAGCCGTTCTCGGGCGATCGGCTGTATCGGCCCATCCCGTATGCGGCAACCCAGGTCCGTGGCGGGTTCAAGGGCTTCGACATCGGGGGCGCAACGGCAACCAACATGGGCGGCATGCTGGGAGAGGGCGGCGTCGGCATGGTGGGCGCGGCCGGGGGCGGGATCGGTGGCGTCCTGGGCGGCTCACAGGCCGGCTCCGGTGCCATGTCGGCCGCGGCGCAAGGTGGCGGGGGCATGGGCGGCGGCTCCGGTGGCAACGGCGCGGCCATGCCGATGTTCGCCGGGGATGATTTCTCCGGGCGAGACCCAGCACGACCGAACAAGGCCGCGATGAAATCCGAGGGCGACATCCTCGGCTCCATCACGAACGAGGGCGACGGTTCGTCGGGCGAGGGCGAGACGCTGGGAGCGGCGACGAACCAAAGCGACGGTTCGGAGGTCGCGATGGCGGCGCAGTCCGCACGCCGCGAACGGGCCGCGTCTCACGGGTCGCTCAGGAAATCTCGCAGGCCCTTCGGGGAAGATTCCTGATGGCCACCGATCTGGAAGGCCGCGTGGTGCGTCTGGAGATCATCCTGAAGGCTTACCAGGCCCAGCTCTTGAAGGATGAGCAGCGTATCCAGGATCTGGAGCAGCAGGTGAGATCCGGCGAGGGTGGTGGGCCGGGTGCGTCTGGCAACACGACGGCGGTCTACATCATCGATCCGGTCGTGATCAGTTCCAACGGCAACGTCACGGCGCAGACCATCAAGGCGATGGTGGGCGGCACCCTGACGACGATCAGGACGGATGCCACGGTCCACAATCGGATGGACGTGGCCACGGTCTCTACCGCGAATAAGCGGATCATCGTGGCACCCAACGGCGACGGCACCTATACCGCAGTCGCCCAGAGTTGCTAGATGGCATGCTTCTCGAAATGGGACATCCAGAATTGTGGGTGTGCCGCACCGTGCACCTATACGCACCACGTCACCGGTTGCGGCTCGCTCGACCTGGCCGGCGCGGTGGTCTCGGTATGGAACAACAGCGGCAAGACCGTCTCGTATGGCGGGGGCACGACGGATTCTAGCGGCAACGTCGGCGGGATCAGCATACCCGCGGCGGGGACTTATTATCGGGAGATTACGTGTACGCGGTTCACGATGAAATCCGGCACCTTCTCCGTGTCGTCGTGCGGCTCGACGTTCACCGATTCCATGTCGGCCAACGCCGACACCAGCACCTATTTCTGCCAGAACTGCTGCGCCTACCCGCTCAAGAAAACCCTGGTGTTCAGTTCGGGGAAGTTCGGGACGTGGACGGGTGACTGGGTGGCGGGGGCCAGCGGATTCACGAGCACCCCGGCGTGCACACCGTGCTCGGGCGGCTATACGATCTATCCCGGCTTCTTCTCTAGCGTGTTCCCGTGCACGGTGATAGTCGCGATCTTCCAGAATATCTCGACCGGCTGTCCGCAGACGTTCGGCCTGCCGGGTGGCGGCACGTGCGCCAATATCGGATATGTCGCTAGCGTCTCCATGACATGCCCGGTGACGGGCACGTTCGCGTGGTCCGGCGACACCAGCATTGCCAGCGCGACCGGGTGCCTGGACAAGGCCACGGGCTGCGGCACTTATCCCTGGACCGACACCATAACGGTCACGGAATAGCTTGGACGCAGCGACCCATGCGATGATGAAAACGTGGCTCGATTCCGGGACCGAGGCCCAGCGGGCGCACGCCAGGCACCGGCTTGCGATGCCCGACGCCGCGGAGTTCGAGCGGACGGGGTTGGATACCACGGTCAAATATCCGTCGTTCGGCTCGATGGTGGTCAACGCTGCGGCGGCGGCGGTCGACTTCGTGGCCAGCGGGTTCGAGCTTGCGGACGATGCCGAGGTCGAGCGGAGGCTGGCGATCTGCTCCACATGCGAATTCTTCGACGCGGGGCCGCAACGGTGTACCAAGTGCGGCTGCTATATGAGCGGCAAGGCCAGGGTCGCGGCGGAACACTGTCCACTCGACCCGCCGCTTTGGTGATCAGTTCGGGCTCGTGTACTTTCCGGTTACATCCACGTCCGATTCCACCAGGCCCGTTCGATGCCACAACGTAAGCGATCGGCTGTGACCGTCAGGATTCACGAACACGAACCGGCTATACGCCTGACGAAGCGAGACGGCCGATGGTGCCGCGTAAGGGCCGCTCGTGTCGACGGTGCCGTTCGGCTGGATCATCAGGTCGACGGATCGCGTCAGGGGGTTCACGAACAGCGTGGGGACCGGAGGCGTTGCCGCGGGGTCGATGACCGACGCGGCCGCACTGACCGGCACGAGCAGATTGACGGCGAGTTCGGGCTTCCCGACCGCGGGACGGCGCGTGATTGAGTAGGACAAATTTGCACCCGCGGGAACACCCCATGTCTCGGTTTCCCATTCCGCGAGATCATCCACGCCGTTCAGATTGTCGTTATCGATGCCATCCCAGCCGTTGTCAACGAATCCGTCGCCGTTGTCATCGATTCCATTACAGAGCAGCAGGAATTCCGGTGCGAGCGGTGGCGTCGTGGTCATCCCATCAGGAGCGGTATAGACATGGCTCAAAAGCAGCGGATCGGCAGAGACGGCGAGGTCATTGACGATGACGCCACCGGCATCCGTCGTGAATGGGCCGCATACCGTGAAAGGGCGACCGTTGTTGATGCGGATTCGATCGCCAAGCCGGATGTTTCCATACCACGCGGTGGGCTCACCGGCCATGAAGACCCAGCCTGTGGGCGTATCGACCCAGTGGCCGGGGCTGGCCTCGAGGACCAGGCAGGGACGGCCGTTGACCACGTTCGGGCCATAAGTGGCTGTGTAGCCGGCTGCGTCCATGCCGGTAATCGTGACGAGTCCCGAGGCGTAATTTGGGGGCTGAACGAGCGTGGCGAGGCGGTCATATTCTCCGGCGTTGACGGTTGACGGCATCAGCCGCACGCCCTGAGCCACACCCGCCAGTGCTGCCCCGTCCCGCGCGGTCACCAGAGCCCCCTGGAGGGCCTGGGTGGCGCTGAGCGTCGTCCTGTCACCCAGGCTGGCCACGATCGTCGGCAACGCCACCACGGACACCAGGAGCACGATAGCGAGGACCGCGAGCAGTTCTAGAAGTGTGAAGCCAGATCGTTGATGACGATGTCGCATAGCGTCTCCCCGTAGAAGGTCCAGATCGTCCGAAAAATGCTGAACAGGCAAGCGGTGCACCCTATCAGCAGCAGGCACACCCGCAACTCGAAGAACTTCGCTCTCATCGGCAATGCCTCCACCCCATCAGATCACACCGAAAGACCGAGCCATGAGCCCTACCGATATCCCGTTCCCGATCGTCGAAGACCGCGCCATGTGCATCATGATCCAGCGGGTCGACACCGGCCAGTGGTGGGATTTCCTCGCGGCCGCGTACACCCCCCCGGCCGTCGCGTTCGACGTGCGACGGTTCACGCTCGCCATGACGAAGGATCGAACGTTCCCGTCCCGACAGTTCGCGCCAGTCCCGGCCGAGGCCGCTGCTGCCCAGTTCGCGGTCCTGACGGTCGCGGTCGCCAGCACGACCGGCCTGCCGAGGCCCGACACCTCGTACTGGCTGGGCCTCGTGAGCGAGCCCGAGAGCGTGCCGTTCGCGGAAGCGTTCGGTGCCAAGGTCAGGTTTACGCCACGATGACGGGGACAGACCTCCTCAAGATGTCCCGATCCTGCGCGGCCCGGTTCCGTGGCTCCCAGGAGTGGCAAGACTGCATCCAGGAGGCCGCGATGGAGATCCTCACTCGCCCCGATCGCCCGTGGCGCCGTGCGGGCGAGAACGGGGCTCGCAGGGTGATGCACAACGAGCGGCGGCACCATCGGAGGCGGGACAACCTCGGATTGCCCCACGTCGCGTCTCAGGCCGTCCAGGTGACGCACGGGCTCGACATCCAGGTCATGCTGGCGATGGTGCACGAGCGGGCCGCTCGCATGCTCTGGAGGCACCATGCCGAGGGCGAGGAAACGGCCGCGATCTCGCGGGCCGAGGGGCTGGCCCCGAACTCGGCCGCGATCCTCTGCCAGCGAGCCCGCGTGCGAATCCGCGCCGCCTTCCCACACTATTAAGGAAACCGATATGCCGCTCACGAATTTCGCCAAGGGCAAGATCGCGGCGGGCAAATTCGCCGCGCTCCACACGGGCGACCCAGGCCCCGATTGCACGGCCAACACGGCGGCGCAATCGCTCCGCGTGCCCGTGACGCTCGACGCGGGCGGGCTCAACACGTCGGCACTCCAATGGCCGCTCTGCCCCGCCGCCGAGACTATCACGCACGTCTCGCTCTGGGATGCCGCGACGGCGGGCAATCCCTGGATCTCCGGGGCACTCGCGGCACCCGAAGCGGTGGCGGTCAACCAACTCTTCGAGGTCGCCGCCGGCAAGCTCGCGGTGACCCTCAAATGACCACGATCAACATCGACGCCGCCTGGCTGGCCGGCAAGACAAGCCCGTATCCGCTCGCGGGCGGGTCGACCTACGTGCTCCAGTCCGACGTGACGACGCCCGGCACGGCGTTCGGCGTCGCCGGAGCGAACACGACGTTGGATCTCAACGGGCATACGGTCACCTATGACGACGCGGTCCCGATCGACGTGATCAACGGTGGGTTCGAGGCGGGCGACCTCACCGGCTGGGACGTGTCGGCCGCGCCCGGTGCGTCCGTCGTGCCGGCCCGGCTCGGATTCTGGGGCAGGTGGATGGCCCGCGTGACGGGCATCACCTCGACTCAGACGATCAGGTCGAGCCCCGTCGCGATCCCGGCGGCGGGCGTGCCCTACATCGCTTCGGTTGCCCTGAAGGGCACTGCATCCATGACGGTGGTCCTGTCGGTCGTGGACACCGTAACGGGTGCCGTGCTCTATGCCAGGACGGGGACCGGCAACGCAGTAAGCACCGGCTCGACGCTGATTGCCTGGTTCACCCCGACCACGGCCAACCCCGTCCGGCTCGCGATCGCCATGACGGCTGCGTCGGGCACCACGGCGAGTCTCGACCTCGACTACGTGCAGGTCGCCCGCAACGGCGACTCTGCGACCGGCCACATCAGCGGCGTGGACATGACGTATCGCTCGGGCATCACGGTTACCTCGTCGGTGCTGGGCGGGAGGATCGTCCAGGGGAAGGCCGGTAGCTACCTGGCGCATCCGCTCATGGCCTACGCGGCGAACGGGGTCACGGTCACGAACATTGAGGTGCATGCGCGAGGGCTGGATACGTACCTCTTTAATGGCAACTACGCCGGTAACGTGACCATTCGCAATAACACGTTCGTGGGCGAGATCGATCAGATCTCCAACCGCATGGCCGCGTGTGCCGTGCTCTATCTTTCCAACGGCGGCGGCGTGTTCGACATCCAGGACAACACGCTCACCGGGGTCCACCAGAATGGAATCGTCCTGAGTTCGGGCTACGAGACCGCCGCGGCGATCGTCGGCAACACGATTACCCTGGACTCCCGATGGACGGACGGTTACGCGATCGGGCTCCAGATGGTCCGCAACTTCGAGGTCGCGAACAACACCGTCAGGCCCAGGAGCGGCCGGGGCATCATGTTGCAGGCGACGAACGCAACCGATCGGCCGATGAGCGACGGCACCATCCGTGACAACACCTTCGAGGTGCAGGAGCAGGGCAACGTCAATATGGAGTTCGGCCCGGCGGGCCTCGAGGCGACGGCGTTCCGGTTCCGCAACTACTCCGGGACGATCAAAAATATCCATGTGTACAACAACGTCTTCTCGGCAAGGACCGGCGTCGGCCAGGACTGGGCGGCGATCGGGGCTCGGTTCAGCGTCTTCAACGACAAGGGGCAGATGAACGGCTGTAACTTCGTGTTCGAGGGCAACACCTGCAAGGCGGTCGTCGCCGAGACAGACCCCGGCCTCAGGTATCAGGACGCCTACGCGCTCGACCTCGCGAGGTTCGACGCCGGCACGGGAATGGTCTTCAGGGGCAACACGATGGAGAGCAACGACATCTCCATGAACTTCGGCAGCAACGACGGCATCAACGAGAGTGATATCACGTTCACTGGTGACACGTTGGTGAAGTCCAGCGAGGGCATCGCCACGATCCGGTCGAACGACGGCACGGTGCGAGGTTATGTCAGCATCGAGGCGGGTGGGTTCGGGAGCACGGTCAAGGCCGTCCGCTTGATCGACCTGGCCTATGCGGGTGGTGCTACCGCGACCATCAAGTATGTCGGACCAGGGATCAAGGACATTGTGACCAGCACCTCGATCGCGTGCGTCCTGGACGGTTCGGGCGATCTCACGGCAACCGGGACGGTATCGGGCGGGGGTGTTGAAGGCGAGTGCGTCCTGGACGGTGCCGGGGATCTCGCGGGCGAGGGCGCGGCCCGGTGGCGGTTCATCGTCTACGATCCTGTTCCCTACTGAGGTATCCATGTCCGATATCGTCCATTTCCCCGTCGACATCATCCCGACCCAGACCGTATTCAGCCGACCGTGGAAGATCGAGCGGTACATGAGCGTGGGCGGCATCGTGCAGTATGACGGGATGTTCACGGCCTCGAACGGCCGCGGGCTGCTCTACGTCACGATCCTCGGCACGAGGTACCCGAACTCGAAGGACTTCGCCGCCGGCGAGCTGCTCGAGTGCGTGCCGCCGGGCGGCTCGCTCGTGCAGGCGAAGGGGCCGGTCCAGGTCCACCCCCACACGCAACAGGTCGGGAATTACTGGATCACGACCTACTCGTTCACGGCCGATATGGCGGGGCTGATGCCCTGACGGCCTTGCGGTCCAGCTCCTCGCACTCTTCCGTCGTGAGGTTGTTGACCTCGCGACCCTCTTCCGGGTCGTACCAGTCGCTCCACGAGCCATCCGGGCCGTCGTGATCATCCGTGGGGTCGAACTCCTGCAAGCCGCCCGCATTGCAGTAGTCGGGCTTGATGCGATGATCGAACTGGAAGGCGTCGTAATTCGCCAGGATATCAAGCACAAGCTTTCCCTCTCGGAGCGTCTTGACCGGGACCGTGAATGGTTCCCCCGGCACCTGCGGAATCCACCAGACTCGAAGCTTGTTCATCTCGTCCCTTTCACGTTTGATGCCTTCGTTCCCCACCCTTCCATCGGCCCCTGGTGTAACGTCTCGTACCACTCCTCGCGCCCCGGATCGTGGACGCGCTGGAGCGTGACGGCGGACGCCACCGCGGCCTCGATGACGGCGGACAGGTTTGCCTCGAACGTCCAGAAGACGTAAGTTTGTTTGCGCCGCCCCATGAAGTCTGAACCGGCCTCGATCATGCCGGTGAACCGCATGAGCCTGGCGTCCGTCGCGGTGGCCAGGAGCGTGATGATATCGTTCATGGAATGTCCCTTCGCGGCAATCCAACGCATTCGGTTATGGACACATCAGCCAGGCGGGTCAGGCCGGGCGGGTTGATCAGTCATCGTATACGCGGCACTCGCCGCAGATCGTCCCGTATCTCTCGCCGGAAAAGGCCGTGTCTTCCGATACAAGTTGGCGGGTTGCCATACCGATCTCGAATTCTCGGTGGGCGATGAACTTGCCGCACACGTCGCAGCGATTCCAGGGCTTCTGCTTAGCCATGTTGGCCTGAAACCGCCGCAGTGCCTCGCTGGTTTCCTTGACCCACTCTGGGTCGGTTCTTGCTAGCTCGTCGGCGAGAGAGTTGAGCATGTGCTCGTAGCCTTCGGGAAGTTCATCGCTCATCGTTCGTCTCCCGTGCTCGTGGTGGTGGTGCCCGGCCCCCGCGGTGGAGGCCGGGCGGGGCGGGTCAGGCTAGGATCTCGATGAGCGGTCGGCCCGGCTTGTCGTCGTCTTCGTCGTCCGGTTCCTCGCACTCGTGGACAACGAGACCGTCGTCCGCGTCGTACCTTGCGAGGATCGCGGCCTCTGCCTCCTCGCGAGAGTAAAATCCGGCCTCGACTGATTCCTCAGCTGAGTAATCAGCCGACTCATCGTTGAACAGCCCGTATTCAGTCATCGTTCGTCTCCAGTTCGTGGTGGTGATGGGTCAGGCTCGGGTGATGCCCGGCGGGTGAGGCCGGGCGGGTGGTGTCAGCGGGACTCCAGTACGTCAGTAAGCGGGCCGTAGACTGCCAGCCATGCTTTTCGCTGCGAATCGGTGGCTGAATCCTTCATGGCCGGATCGCGATCGGCCGCGGCGAATGCGGGATGGCCGGCGTCTTCGAGCGCGTCCAGCACGTCGCCCATGAGACTCAGGAGTTCATCGGTCGCGATCGTCTCGGGCGAATCAGCGGACGGGGTCGGGTTCGTGTATCCTTCGGGATTTGGTCGGCGGTTCATCGTCTCGTCTCCCGTGTTCGTGGTGTGGTGATGCCCGGCCCCGCGGTGGAGGCCGGGCGGGTGTGGTGTTCAGTCGTCGTCTCCGAAATCTTGCGATCCATCCCAGCAGACCGCCGTGAGCCCATCTGCCTGACGAGCGTGGTTTACGAGGTCTCGGATTTGTTCTTGGACGGGCATCTCCGAGGGATAGTCCCTGATGATCGGCTCTCCGCACGGGCGATGCATGGCGATGTCCAGGCAGCCGGTCGTCATGCGGAGCGAGAATTCCCACTCGGACGGGATATGCTCGCAGACGAATTCGGTGATTTCTTCAAACGTTCGATAGGTTTCCGCCACCGTCTCATCTCCTGGGGTAAATGGGCGTCCCTGCCCCGGTGTCGTTCAGTCGCGGTGCTCACGCTCCATGATCTCGACCCATTCAGCGTACCGGCGGGCGTCTTCCTCGTCCTGCTCGCGGGCCTCGCACTCGGCACGCCAGGCGACGTAGTCGGCCTCATCCTCGACGGACGGCGTGAAGAACTCCTCCGTCGCGGGCTCGTCATCGCAGGCGTCCAGGACGATGCCGCGGGCGGCAAGGTATTGCGTGAGTTCGGGGCTGATCTGTATGCTGGTCATCTGACTTCCCTTTCCTAGCGGTTTGGGGGTCTTTCCAGGGCTGTCGGGGGGTCGCATCCCCGACAGCCCTTCGTCGTTTCACTCGTCCGTGCTCAGGATCTCGGTCACGGCCTCGATGGCCCGGTTGATCTCGTCGGTGCTCAGCCCGGCCTTGGCGGCTGCGGTCACGGCCTGGGTCAGGGCGGCGGTCAGTGCGGCGGTCGCGTCCAGCTTGGTCATGGTCGTCTTGCTCATCTCTCGTCTCCCCCTCGTGGCCCCGTTGCGTCCTTCACTATAGGTATCATACGCCCTTACTGTGTTGAGAGTCAAGACGCAGTGGGGGAAGTTTTCTGGATTGTGCATCCAGTGTACGTCATTCTACTTCAACCGTCTCGGGCTCTAGGTTAAACAACATCTTCTCCTGATCGGGCTCATCTACGGACTGGAGATTCTTCACGGCCTGACGGAAGTACGTCGGCTTGAGTTCCGCCCCGACGCCCCGACGCCCGAGCCTGACGGCCCCGTAAACCTCGGAGCCGACCCCCATGAACGGCGTGAAGACTACCTCGCCGGGATTGCTCCAGAGCGTCACGCACCGCTCGATCACGTCGAGCTGGAGCGGATGCATGTGACGCTCATCCTCGCCGTCGCGGGCTTCCTTGTACGGCAGCACTCGTTCGAGCCTCACGTCATCCCAGAACGCCGAGGCGTATTGCCGCCAGATCCAATGAGACAGGCGGTTCTCGGTCTGCTTGCCCTTCCAGTTCTTGTACTTGGCCAGCTCGTGCGGCGGCTGACGCGAGCCGATGTATTCGCTCAGCCCGGTCGGATGGGCGATCGGCCTGGCGTTCGTCCCTCGCTTGCGGAACATCAGCAGATAATCGGCCGACGCACAATCGCAGAGCGACGAATCGTCTACGATCTGTTTATGGGCGAGGCCCTTGGCCATCGTTCGGTTTCGCACGGCAAGCGGCTCTTTCCACACGCAGTACCGGCCGACGTACTCGAATTCGAGCCCCTGGTGAAGCCTGATGATGTCGCCGGGGAAGTCGATCAGCCCGCCGCCGAGATTGGCCCCGTTGTTCGGGACGTCCATGCAGTGGACCCCGGTGAGCCGGCCCGGAGGCGTGAGCCTGAAAATCTCCCGCACGACGAACTCGTAATGCTCGAAGAACTCGTCGTAACTCCGGCAGTTCGAGAGATCCTTCTCCGAGCTGGAGTAATTGTAGAGCCCGCAGAACGGCGGCGAGTAGACCGACAGGTCTACCGAGTGATCGGGCAACGATGTCATGACCTCGATGCAGTCGCCGTTGTACGCCGCGAAACGATCGGTGATCAGTTGGTCTTTGACAGCCATGATGGGAGCCTCTCCTGATTGGTGTAGGGGTTCTCTCGCTTGATCCTGAGTTCCGCGTTCATGAGTTCGACGAGTCGCGAGAACATCTCGTCGGCCTGATCCGCCTTGCGTTGCAGGTTGGCCATCACGCCCATCTCACCTTCTGAAGTTACCATGTCGATCTCGACCGGGCGTGTCTGTCCGAACCGCCAGCAACGGCGAACCGACTGGTAATACTGCTCGAACGAGTGCGACGGGAAAAATGTCTCGTGGGCACAGTGTTGCAGGTTCAGTCCGAACCCGAAGACGACGGGCTTGGAGATCATCACGCGGGTCTTCCCCGACGTGAACGCCAGCAGCTTCTCTTCCTTGGATTCGTCCGAGTCTTTGCCGGAAACCTGGATCGATCCGCGAATCATCTTCTCCAGGCGGTTTCCCTCGTCGTTCAGGTGGCACCACACGAGGGCCGGCTGGTCATGGTCGATCAATTCCACCACCCGCTCACACCGCTCGTCCAGGGTCCGCCTACGCTCCTCACGCTGGTCCTGGAGCGTCACGGCAGGAAGGTCGAAGAGGAAGCCGGGCCGGCTCGTCTTGGCCTCGACGACATGCTCCCGCGTGATCAGTTCGGGGAGCACGAATTGCTCGTCATCGAATCCCAGGTCCGATGGCTTTCGACACGCCCGTGCCCACGAGCAAACCCATCTCCAGAAGTCGTGCTCGCCGTGTGCACGCATGCGATATTTCGTCCTGCCCCATCCGAGATGATCCTTCGTGGTCTCTTGCTTGAACCATCTGGTTATCATGTCCTGGAATCCCATCTCGCCCAACGCCTCGGCCGACGTGCCGAGTTCGATATAGTCGTTGGGGGCGGCGGTAGCCGTGCAGAGCAGCCGGTACGGGATGGTCCGCATGAACTCCGTCACGGCGGCTTTCGTCGCCCCGTCGAAGTTCTTGAGGATGCTCGACTCGTCGCATACCACGCCCGAGAAGTCGGATGGGGAGAAGTGCTTCAACTTCTCATAGTTGGTGACCACGATCGGGGCCGTCATCGAACCGTCGCGAGATTGTGCCGCCATCAGCCCGAATTTGTCGGCCTCCCTGACGGTCTGTCCCGCGACGGCAAGAGGGGTCAGGATGAGCACGGGATTGCCCGTGTGCCGGACCACATTATCCGCCCATACTAATTGCATCGGAGTCTTCCCCAGGCCGCAATCCGCGAAGATCGCGGCACGCCCCTTCCTGATCGCCCATTCCACGAGACTCCTCTGGAACGGGAATAGGAATTCCGGGATCTCCAGCGGCGGGAATCCGCATGCATCTCCGAGATCCTGCTTCCCGTTCAAGAATTTGCCGTAGTCTTTCACGCTCGACCTCCAATTCTTTCGCCGCATATCCGGGGTAAATGATCCTCATCTCGAATACCGTCATGGTGGCCTCCTCTTGACACGATCAACCATACCGCCGACAATATTGAAAGTCAACAAGATTTCTCTTGACTCTCAACATTGTCTGTCATAGATTGGTGATAGAAAGGAGGTGCCCATGAGGAAGGGACCGAAAGTCACGACCCGATCGATATGCTTCCAGAACGAGGTCTATGAAATCCTCGAACGGGAGACCGTCAGGCTCGGCTACGGTAGCCAGAGCCAGATCGTGAATCTTGCACTCCGCAAGCATTTCAAGCTCAAACAGAGGCAATCATCATCCCAGAGGGAAGGGGCTTGCAAATGACAAAACGCGACATCATCGACGGATTGAAGACCGCGCTCCGCACGATCGGTGCAAGCGGCGTCACGGGCTCGGATGCGATCAACGCATTCGCGACGGCCCACCAGCTCGTGGGACGCCTGGAAGCGGATCTCATGGAAGAGCAGCGACGGGCTGCGTATGCGAGCGCACGGGCGGCACGGCTGCCCCGCTCGGTAGTCGAGACGATCGACCCCGATCTCCCGGAGCAGCAGGTCGAGTCCGCCATGCACATGGCCGTGCGGACGATCGTCGAGAACTCGGATGAGCGGCTCGACGAGATCGAGGCCGGGCTGCAGGCGTACCTGATCGAGCGTGGCATGGCCGCGAGCTTCTAGGGGGGGCACCATGACGCCGCATCAACTGCACCTGCTGGACCACATCACCACCACCACGAGCCCGCGATCAATCAGCGCGAACGATCGCGAGGCCGTGCGGGCGATGATGGCCGAACGGCAATCGTTGCTGGACCTGCTCGAGCGGTTCGACGCCCTCGACAATGATCCGCACATCACGGAAGCCGAGTGGAGCCAATTCCGCCGCGACGTTCCCGCCATGCTGGCCAAGGCCAACGGGGGGGCACCATGTGGTGGCTGATCGTGTGGCTGTTCGCGGGTGACTATCAGCCCGCGTGGGCGGCATGGATGACGGGGGGGAGACCGTGAACGCCACGAGACGCGGCGTCGGCATCCACGCCACGCTGGAGACGCTGGAGACGGCACGGCGCGACCTGGGCCGCATGGGGCTGGAC